AGGTGGCATGAGTATACGATATAGTGAATATGTGAAGCGACCGCTTGAAGAACACGGTTACTTACCAGAACAAATATTAGAGCTATCTAAATGTTCTAATAATATCAAGCCCTTTCTGAAGCACGTGAGAATTATTCATCCTGACCGTGGTAAAATCGAATTCAAACCTTACAAATTCCAGAAAACAATCTTAAAAACAGTCAAGGAAAACAGGTTTACCGTTGCATTATGTAGCAGACAGTCAGGTAAAACTACTGTGGTGTCTATCTATGCCTTGTGGTATGCTATCTTCCATGAAAACAAGAATATTGGTATTGTTTCAAATAAAGAAAAATCCGCTATAAGTATACTTACCAGACTGAAGGAAATATATGAAGAACTGCCTGTTTGGTTGAAACCTGGTGTAAAGCAATATAACAAGATGTCAGTACACTTTGACAATGGTAGCAAGATATCAGTCTCAGCGACATCTGCTGATGCCTTCCGTGGTGAGCCAATGAATCTTTTGCTTTGTGATGAGCTTGCCTTTGTTCCTAAGGGAATAGCAGATGATTTCTGGGCAGCTAATTATCCAACAATATCAGCATCAAAATCCGCAAAGATTATAATAATATCCACGCCTAATGGAATGTTCAATTTATTTCATAGGATATTCAGTGAGGCCGATAATAAGATTAATGATTTTATTGCTTTAAAATTTACCTGGAAAGCAGTGCCTGGACGTGATAAAGCATGGGCAAAACAGCAGTTGAAAAATATAGGTAAAGTCAAATTTGCTCAGGAATTTTCCTGTGAGTTTATAGGGTCAACCAATACTGTTATCGATTCAGAGGTATTAAGTGTATTATTCACACAATATCAAGAGCCTATTTTAATTGAACTTGAGAATAAATTCCGCATTTATGAAAAACCAATTGAACATACTCAATATTTAATTGGCGTAGATGTTGCCAAGGGTACCGGTGAGCATTTTTCTACAATGCAAGTACTTAAAGTAATAAATTTAAATCCAATAAAACTGGCACAGGTTGCAGTATACGAAAGTAATCTGATTGATGTGTATTCGTTTACTGATATTATACATAGAACAGGTATATTTTATAATAACGCTTATGTGATAGTTGAAAATAATGCTGAAGGGGCAGCTGTTGTTAATAAATTATGGTGGGAATTAGAATACACTAATATGGTTAACAGTGGAAGTAAAATAAGTGACCTTGGAATCCGTGCAACTAAAGCCACAAAACCAAAAGCAGTACTGTTAATGAAAAAACTCATTGAGGATAACAATTTAAGCCTAATTGATTTAGAAACAATAAACCAATTAGGCTCTTATATAGAAAAAAGTAATAAAATGTATGGCAAAGATTTAGATGATGACCTTGTTTCAGGATTATACTGGTCAACATATATATTCTTAATGGATATACTTGATGAAACAGTATCACTTGAAACAAAAAGTGTAGATGATGAAGGTTGGGGCCTATTGTCCAGTGTTACTATAGAAGAAGACAATTTTGATTGGCTCCTTGAAATAAATAATTAAGCCTCTACCAAATAAGAATGACCATTATACTCAACCTCAAAATATTCATTCGTTGCGATATTATCAGCAATGCCTTCCCAATTAATACTAATATGGTCTTTTATGAAATAAGGCACATTCTCTAATATGTCATGTATATATTCATCATACTGGTCCTTAATAACATCATCAAAATAAAAGGAGTTAATTAATTCTCCGTCATTTTTCCATGTAGGAGAGTCTCTTATTTGTTCTTGGAGTTCAATCAATTCATCATATTCATCTTTGTTTTCTTCATTCCAATCATATATCTTTTGTTCTTTCTCATTCTCAGTGCAATCCATACATTCCTCGTTAAGTTCCTCCAATTCATCGTCCAGTTCATCTATCCTGTCAATAATATCACTAACTTGTATGCGTCCGTTTACTGGTTTTATCATAATTATTCTCCTTTATTATAATTCCATTTGTCTTAAATATTCTGATTTACCACATTTCGGGCAAACAGTTACATAGGAATAGGACGCACCCAACGGGGTCTGCTAGCTATTACGTTTATATTTCAAAACTTCCTATTATGAGCAGCATCACCTATGTAATTTTGGCTTCCTTCTTAACTCACTTTCAAGTACAATATAACAGGTATTATATGATTAGTCAATTTGGTTTAATTCACCGTTTTCATAATTTTCTAATCTTTCATAATTTTTTAAACGATTAGAACAGACTACTCTATAATTTTTTAAACAATTAGAACAGACCACTCTACCATATGCAAATGGTTTTCCATTGCACCCTGTCATATAAACCGTAATAATTTTACCGTGTTCTTTTGTTGTTGCTGCCCCACAATCAGAGCAGGTCAAGCCTTTTCTATAACACATACTACAAACCGGTAAATTATTAACGGTCCTTGAAGTACGAACCTTCTTTCCGCAAAATTGGCAATACATATTTCTTACCTTTCTTACCTTTCTTTTTTTATTGCTCAAGAATATAAATTCCTATGCCTGAGGTGGTAATATCATGCATCATGTCATCTATGGGTTCGCCATCAAATTTAACCAAAAAGTATCTACCCCATCCATTGGATATTTTTTCGACTATTGTTCCTTCAGCTTCACAAAGGCCAGAAACAGGTGCTTGTCCCGGTCCTGTTACCATGGCTACCCTCTGTCCGATTTTTGTTTCATTAAATTCTTTATCAGTCAACATGTCTCTTACCTCACTTTCAAGTACAATATAACATTATTACTTTATGGTGTCAACATTTTTATTGACATTTCATTCTCTCCTTTACTTACCAAATAGTAACTGGCCTTCATTTATACCTTTATCAGAAATAACCCAACCAAATTTTTCATCAGGTTCATAATTCTCAATTAACCCTTTTTTCTCCAGAGAGGACATCAACCCAGCGGCCTGATGCTTACCAAATCCATCATCGGTTAAATCCTTCTCATTGAACCATGAACAATTATCATTCAGAAGGTCTTTTGGTTCGTCACCACCCATTTGGCGTAAAGCCTGTACCATGATTGCCTTAAATGCCTTGGTTTCTTTTTCAGTTAATTTCATGTCTCTTACCTCACTTTCAAGTACAATATAACATCTATATTATAATTAGTCAATAAAAATGTTTTGTAAAGTATAAATACATATAGAATATTACTGATTTTTCAATAAGGATTAAACTATGAAAAAAGAAGATTTGATAGAAAAGGTATTACGTAGACTTGGATATCCAATGGTAAAGGTCGAATTAGACAACACACAGATAATTGACCACATTGATTATGCAAGGCAGCAATACATTAAATGGGCCGTAGGCAATGCAACCAATGAGGTATATTTTACTGTAATGTTATCAGGCGGACAAGCAGAATATCAAATGGATAGTGGGGTGGTCAGTGTCCTTGGCTATGAGTCCAATCAAACAGGTAGTGTCAATACATTATTCACCATGGAGAATTTCCTTAACTCAAGAGGTGCATATGATGCGTTAAAAGGTGGAGATTCATATTCACTTGTTTCATATCATTTAGCTAGGGATTTTCTTGATACTGTTAGGAAATATGCAGTAGATTCATATACATTCGTGTACCATAAATATACCAATAAATTAGAGATAAAACCAACGCCTCCTACTGGCTACACACTAACTATAGATGAAGTTAATTATGATTCACCTGGGTTCATCCTGGTGAGAGCCTATGAGGTGGAAGGTGACACAACAGATATATATGGCGAACCGTGGATATTGGATTATGTTACGGCATTGAGTAAAATGACATTGGGTAGAATAAGAATGAAGTTCGCTAATTTCGGCTCAATAGGTAATAGTGGAATATCAATGGATGGAGATGCTCTTATGTCTGAAGGAAAAGAAGAAAAGGAACGATTGGATGAACAGCTCCGAGAGGAGGAACCTGAACAGGGGTACGATATTTCCATAGGTTACTAAGTATTTGATATTAAAGGGCATTTTGATTATGAGATTCGAAAAATATTTACAAGAAAAATCTTAAAGGAAATTAAATGACAATAAAAAATCCACTATCAGGCTTTAATAAACCGGGATGGGAACTACATGATTTACATGGCAATCCTGAGCATGACTTAGCTAAATCGGTATCAATGGAATTCTGTGATATCGCTGGTGTTCAAATATCATATTATAAGCGTGATGCAGATATTGAGGATTATGATGTACTGTATGGCGAGAATGAGCATATAGGATTCCATGACCCTATAACAACCAAAGTAATATATGAAGTAGACCAAGAGCCTAATATCTATAGTGTTTTTGGTATGTATGGCGAAGATACTATTATTGCTTATATACCAAAGGGTACATATTACAGGGATATTGATAAGACCAGCAGTCCTAATGACGGTGATGTAATAAAAACAGTATGGAATAATAGAAATTTTCAAATAGTTCATGTTGATGATGATGAAAGAGTATTTCAGTTATATAAATATGTATGGATATTAACACTTAGACCATACGCATATTCATTTGAAAGTGATAGTGCAGCAGCTATAACCTCTGCAATGGCACCATCTGCATATTCGGATAATGAATGGATTGAAGAAATGAGTGATTCTATTGATAATTATTCTGATGTGGATTCCAATATTTATGGATTTTAAATTATGAGATTTGAACAATATTTACAGGAAAAATATATGGGATCAACAAAATCAAGGCACGGTGATTTGTGTTCTGTTTATGTCAATCCAACAAAGATGGAACTTGGATTTGCACACGAAGAAAGTAATTTTATAGCGATACGATTTATTGCGGATAATTTAAATAAAAAGGTCTTTGTTTGGTCATTTAACTTTATTCATGTTGATATATGGGATAATTTTTTAGTTAAAACATTTGGAAAAGGCAGAAATAAATATTTTACTAAAGCTAGTGATTTATTACCAGGAACAGCAACAAAGAAAGGAAGCAAATTTGTAATGGATGATTCAGATGAAATATTACATCAACAGCATGTTGGTACACTTGACTGGATAGATGGCATATTAGACATTGATTGGAAATGGGCAGATAAATATGTTGAAGTAACACCATGGGTGAATAATCTCACGAAAGATATCAAGCGGATACATGACCGGGACCAAAAACATAAAGAAAGGGATAGTAAGAACATATGAGACTGATAAACTATTTAACTGAATCAAATAAGCAAGCAAAAGATATTTTAAATGATGTCTTTAAGGGTAAGTTATTTCAAGAATTAATCAAAACAAGGAATGATAGTGAATTATTACATAAACTTGATGATGCGTTTTCAAAGTATAATATATCATTTGAACATGGACAACAAACAAAATTACCAGGCAATTCTCTTATTTTATATGCTCAGATAACATCCGATGGTGACCTTATCATATTCCTCAAAAAGAAAGGTGTTTTAAAATATCTTCAGGATAAAATAAACGATGATAATTTCAATGACATAAAGAAAAATGTATTCTTTAGAGAACTTTATCTTTTACTTGTACATGAATTGATACATGTTAGACAATTTGAAAAGAATCCTGGTTTATTCAAAAATATACCTGACGAGAATAATATGAGGGAATATTTATCAGATAAAGATGAAATTGATGCGTATGCAGCACAGGCGGTAGAGGAAGTTCGTATGTTTGGTAAATCAAAGGTAATAACAATGTATTTAATTATATTCGATAAAAATGA